GTCGCGCGACCGCACTCCGTGAGTGCCGGTGGAGGTGTCTAATCGTGTGATAATGAGAGTTTCGACTTGAACTCCCGAAAGAGCTCAATTTCGTCCTCTTCAGATCTAGTTCGTAGTTCGTTGAGTTGTTTAGTAATCATTCCAGCTGTCGCTCCATTAATCTGTGTGACAGTTAAATCTCCAGCAGTGTAAACTCCTGAACCTGCAAATTGCAATGCTAAGCTTGCATTCGCTCCGCTGATATTGAGAACTTGAATGTAGTAAACTTGTGTTGTCGATGGTCCCGAAGGTACAATCTGAGAAGAAGATGTATTATAAAACCACATGGTGCCAGCACAATTGAATAATGTAGTTGCTGGTGCTCCCGGGGCGACTGAATTCTGTAAGGCAAAATACATGAACAAATAATGTCCATCTACTATTCTGCCTGGAAAATTGTAAACCTGCCCGTTCGGTGATATTGTTCCACCAATGGTGCTACCTGTTTCTGCTTGAGTAGTGGTACCTAATGGTGCATTAGGCCCAAAACTTCCTGTTATATTAAAATGGTCTGTAGGTATTTCTAATCCCAGATCTTCTATTAATTTCGGCTTGTATAATTCCACTTCATACGTGACCCATAACTCTCCGGCAACGCCAGAGGACGCTTGCATACCAACTGTAGCTATAGAAAACATCCCTAAATCATAGAGACGTTGATCTGCTCCTGTTGGCACTGGTCCATCACGTATGTATAATTCACTGACTGAAGTTTGACTTTTAGCACATTCTATGGGGTGAATCATACTTAAAGAAGGTTTTGTAGAATTCGCAAACTCATAGTTTTCCATATTAAATTTATTCGTGAAAGGCGGATCCAAAACATCATACTGAGTTGACATTATTACTGCTCCTAAGGCTGAACTAGTTGCTGAGCTTAAAACTGAATCTGAGGATAAACTTTGAATTCAAATAATATTCCTCGAAATTTGTATTGTTCAAAATTTGGTGCAACTTGGCTAAGCCAAGGAAAAGTCTGAATCATTCCTGGATTTATTGGATAACTATCGAGATTAAAGGTTGTTGAAGCATCTATGTCTGCAAGATATTCTTTATGACGTATTATAATTCCTGCGTTCTTGACTGAGTTGACTACTTCGGGTACGGTCATGCCTCCACACATGAGCGAATTCCCACTGACTTTGTAGTCTCCAAAGCCCCGAATCGCTTGAGCTGCAAACGGAGATAATAGTCTAATTCCTTGCTGTATAAGAGAAGACCAATTGCTTCTTTTGGGTCTAACTCTCTTCCGTGTTCGTCCGGGTAGTTTGGCTCTGAGAGGTAAGTCTCGACTAGCCATGTTGATTGCACGATTTATTTTCTTTCTATCTGCTCGCAATCGTCGACGGGCAGTAGGCAAACGAGTTCTTTTAGTGCTCATTTTTCGCGCCCCGCAAGAGTATACAGTGCACTCGGACAATTTAAATTGAAAGTGTCCTTGTAATTGACTACAAGTACATAATCATCATAAAATTTTCGTGCATCGGGATGGCAATACTCAAGGAGACCGGGTAATACTAATGGCTGTAAGACATTCAAGGAATCTAAATACTGTTCTGTCGCCACCTGTACTTCCACAGGTATTCTAAATATCTTTTCCATAAGGAACCTCGTTTTTATGCCCACTGGGCGGTCGGGAATGCCGTTTTCTCTAATGTAGTTGAGTGCTTCTATAATCATATCGCGCTTATAATAATCAATTTTTCCTCCTACTATTACTTTCTTTCCTTCTGTAACACGCAAGGCATATTTGGCTAGGCTAGATAAGATCGGACAACCAGGATACTGGTAAGCCATACTTAAAGCTTTCGATCTCAACAGACCCGCCAATTTGTTAGGATTAGCCTGGGCGTAAAGGTTTGATGTGTAACCAAAATTCATTAACACAACCGTAGGGTTAGTAATTGTTATTAATTCGTCTGGATCAGCTAATAATCCACAAAAAGAAGCATAAGTTAGTTCATCATGCAATTCCATTTTTATTGTAAAGCCGAGTTTTCTGAAATCTTCTTCGGTCGGGACACGCCCAAACCAAGTGAATAAACCATCGTCGCCTTCTACTCGACCTTTTATACTTTTCGCTTTTATTTTCTTCAGGACATACAACATTATCATTAAATTCGCAAATCCATTTCCTAAAGAAGTATTCATTTCTCCACTCATTCTAGTGCCGTCTACATCTACGTAAATATTCTTAAATTCACAATGATTAGTACCCCCAATTATATTCCTAACTAAATTCATCCATTCTTTATCTGGGAGATTTTGGGTCATGTATTCGTATAATACGAATTCGCAGCTTTCCATGGCCTCTGTTGTGAAATGAGTTTCGAAAGATTTATAATCGGTAGACGCTATATTCGCGCCAGCCTGTGTTAAATTTTCGACAATATGTTTCGCGCGCTGTATCACTGGTACATATTTAATAAACCAGTCGAGCTTAAATAGCTCCTTCTCAATCAACTTGAAAATTGGGCCAACTCTGCACTTAAACTCGTCTCGCCTTGCATTAATGGCTCGTGCGTGTTTAAATTCAGGATACGTTTCATCTTTGATAAAAGACTTAACTGTGGCGTACTTTGTTCTATTTCCTCTTCGATCAATAAACTGTCCATCGAACTGTTTCCATTTTTGCAACAGTTCAGTTTTTCGCCAAGAAGGGTAATTCGTTTTCTCCAACCAACATTCGACGCTTGTATCGGCATCACATTCAATTGGCTTGAGATTTCGCTTAACCCATCGTCTAACAAATCTAGTGAAACCTCCGAGGAGATTTCTATCGGGTTCGGGAGGTCTTGAAACAAATCGCTTTCGGATCCCCCCCAGGATGGTATTATTGTCTGTATGGTCGGGATGTGGATTGCAGGCACCAATGAGATGCACGCCGAGACTAACGAGCTCAGGCGGCCGAAACATTCTCTCACTGGGACGCAATACAACAATCTTAGTGCCGACTTTGGGCTCAGGCAATTCAGGCAACTTGACTTCTCCAAAACGGTATCCATATACAAGGCATCTTGGGTTTCCTGGGGGAGCGGCTGAAAATCCGCTTTTCTATGTTGATATTTACATAATCGCATCATAAAATAACATACTAATGCCGTACCAACACTTAAAAATGTTTGTTCGAGTACAACATAACGGTTTAAATTTACTGAGGCTATACTCCTCACAGTCTGGTTTATTCGTTCCCATGCAGTTTTGTTATCATTAACTAAGTTCAGATTAACTGCAGTAGTGACATGGCTTAAGAGTTCGGCGGAGAAACACGTTCTAGTTCTCCATTCCAGAAGTTCTGGGCCACACCAATACTTGCTACATGGTTCCCATGTTGCACAGCAACAACCAGTTTTCTTTCGTTCTATTGTTCTGACATATTCAACAGCAAAAACCTGAGGATCTGTATATTTTAGGGCTGATCCCTGCATGTATTCAGCTCGTAAATCTTTATCAGTAATCTGGGATACATGACCTACTATTTTCAGTACATGTTTGGTTCGATATTCCCAGAACACACGAGAAATACGATCAGAATAATATTTATATTCTCCTATCTTCAGGCCTATGTGCACGTCAATTATTTCATGAATTTCTTTGGGTTTTGTATTGTTATTTTGTGGTAAATTTTCTATTTTTGGGGTAGGGGCTGGATCTGGTATCGCGGGAGATGGTGGTCCTCTGAAAGGATCTGAGTCTGCATCCATAGGATGCCTCGGTGGATCGGAATCTGCATCGATTATGATTGGTTTTGGAATTTGTACTGGTTCTATTTGAACTATTGGTGGTATTGGTGCCACCGGCGCTATTGGCGCACCTGGAGGCTTGCGGCCAGCAGGTACCCATCCTTCTGGATGAGTTCTATGATGTACAGTTTCGCAATCTAAGTCGACGCAATTTAATCCAAATTTGCATTTTCTCTCACCATTAAAGGTAGCTTTGAGTTGTCTAAGAGTAGGCGTGCCCGGCTCGCCTCGCCTGTAATTATCGTAGGTTTCTCTGGCAGCACGGGGGTTCCATCCCTGAGGATGACACAAAGCATGAGGTTGATCTAATCTCTCGCAATCTTCGTTCCAACACATCATACCATTTTTACATTGTCTAGGATACCTATTCCCAGGTGGATGTGTTTTATCGCATTTCCGTAATGAACATTTAAGTCCATATTTACATTGACCTGCTTTCTTCTCCTGAGGCGGAGGCAATTGTATTGGTCTAATGTCGGGTAATGTGATTGGCGGCAAATATATAATTTCTGGTGCGCTAGGTAACGCCGCTTGTTGTATTATGATATCAGGAATAACTTTAACTGGCAACTGATCTAATCGTCTGTGCGGTTTAATTTTTCGATTCATTATTAATGGTTGTTCCTGTTCATCTGGATGTATTTTAAGACACAAATTATCGTCACATGTCATACCTAATGGGCATGGTCCCGGGTTCTCGGGGCAACTATCTTGGATCAATGGGACGCGATCCCGATTGACCGCCTTAGGGGTGACTTCTGCCACGACTCCCCCAGACGGATGTTGTAACCAACAGTCTAGATATTCGCATTCTTCCAAATATTCGCATGTATGTTTATACAGGCAATTGACATTTTGACATTTATAATTATATTTACACTCTTTCTGCATTTCCTTCAATAAGATGGATAAATCATGGCTAAACTTGCAAGGGTCTCGGGCACATTGGCCACGGACATATGCTAAGCAAGGGAATTTCTTTATTGAAAATTTTTGTCTATAAAACTTTCCGGTAGTGTCTTTTAGATTATTATTGTTTGTTTTCGCAACCGGTAGAGTGTTATCGCTTGACCGCCGTTGTACACTTTCACAAGTTCTGCTCTTGTCCTGGTGTTGGGACGGAGTACTTTGATTTTGATTGAGCAGGGCGGCTTTATAGGATCCAGGGGAGGCTTTAACTCGCCACTCCTTCCTGATCTCTTTTTGATTATTCTGCCTCCGTAAAGGGGCAGGCGGGCATGGATCGGTATTTTTCCATTTAGTTGCACGACGTACCAAGTCACTATCCACGGACCCGGTTGTGGCCACCGGGTGGTGGGGCTCGCGAGAACTCCCAGGGGGGAGACCGGCCTCGCCTAGGCCAGTTTTACCGTGGAACAATCTCGTAGAGACG